ATTGCAGATTATCCGAAAATGACGCATGGTGATATTGAAGATATGGATATTGAGAAGGTAGCAGCATTTATTAAGGACATGACTGGAATCGGCGTATTAATACCAGATGATGGTTTGGAGGATTACATTAGGCAAGTGGGACATCTTCCAGGCAGGACATTGGATACAAGAGAGATAGATGATACAAGACAAAAACAACAAGAGCAGAACCAACCGTTAGAACCAGATATAAATGATGAATTAGATAAGGAAGAGATAGCAGAAGAAAAAGTAGCTGCAGCTAAAAAACGGTTAGGAAGGATATAGCCTATGGCAATACAGATAAGGCCTGCAAAGTGGGTGAAAAAGGCAAAATCAAAGAACAGCCAAGAAGTTTTGGAAAGGCTAAAAAATTTTCTGGAAAGTAGTATGGTAACAGGTGAACCAGTCCAAATTCTTTGTGGATTTTGGGAAGATCAGCAAAATGCAATTAGTTACCAGGAATTGCGGCAGGTGGTTATAGAAGGAGAGATAGGACAGGAATTACTTGCACTTTGGAGCCAAGATTATTCTACTTTAGTAGGGAATAAACTGAGCCATATGTGGCAAGAAGCAATTACCATAGGGGCAACAAGCCAGCCTATTTTAGATTCCTTCTCATTTAAACTGGTACAGAATTCTGGGATAACAAATTGGATTAAACAGCATGGGGCTGAGTTTGTAACCATATGTACAGAAGAACAGAAACAAGCAATTGCAGCGTTATTGACTAAAAAAATAAGGGATCATTATACAGTAGATGAGTTATCAAGGCTGATTCGTCCGTGTATAGGGCTTACAAAAGGACAAGCAAAAGCAAATATTCAGTATTATAACAATATTGTAGCTACATTAAAAAAAGATCATCCAAGAATGAAACGAGAAAGTATACAAAAGAAGGCACGGGAGGCAGCAGCCAAATATGCAGAGCGACAGCATAGGGAAAGAGCTATGATGATAGCACAGACAGAAAGTGCATTTGCTTATAATAGAGGTGCAGATGAAGGGGTGAGACAGGCACAAGAACAAGGGTTATTAGGAATTGTAAAAAAGCGATGGAGTACATCTGGTGATGATGGGGTATGTAGTATTTGTAGCTCTCTTGATGGAGTAGAAGTGGACATGGATAAAGAATTTGCTTTTAAGGGAAAAATACTTTTCCGTGGGCACCATATGCTGCCACCAGCCCATCCGAGATGTGCTTGTGCTGTGGAATATATAGAAGAATCTATATCAGCATATCCAAAAGAAAGTGTCCCTGAAATAAAAGTATCTATTACACAGAAAGATTCACTGAAGGAATATACAACAGAAGAAATTGAAAGTATTGCAACTCAAACAGAAGAAATAGTATCAAAACATATTTCTATTCCAAGTAAGTGGAGTGGAAAGGTGAAGATAAGTGACAAAGGTATAAGTAACTCTGATGGTACAGTTGTGTATTATGGTAAGTTGTGGGATTGTGATATTTTGACAAAACATGAAACAGCACCAGCTATTATTCTACATGAACAGATACATGCAAGGTCTATCAGTTATTTTGATATAGATACATATAGAAAATTTGCTAATATTGAAGAAGCAGTTATTCAATTGATGACAGAAGAGATATGTAGGTATGAAGGAATTGAAATTATTGAATCAGATTATTATAAAATAGTGGATGCTTTAAAACAAATAGGACATTATATCAGAATACGTGAGACAGATTATGAGTTTGCAAAATTTATAATAGAAATGCCTGTTACAAAAAGATTAGGCTGGATTTCTGATAATTTGTATGATACACTTGGAAGAAATACAAGTGCAACAATAGAAGAATATGAAAAGTGGTCTAATTTATTAGATTTATTGTATACAAAGGAGTAAATGATATGGATTTAAGGAATATGACTGCAAAAGAAGTTCATGATTATATTATGGAACATAGTAAAGGTATTAGTGATGATGAGTGGCTTGAAATTGGTAAATGGATTGGGAATTTTTTAAAAAGTGATTCACCAATGGAAGAAAAGAAAATGTTTGGGCCTCTTAGCTGTGCAGAAATGGTTACAATGATATGTGATGGAATTATACGTTGGAGGAATTCGATTTGCATAAAATGTAATAGACAAAAAGGAAAGAAAAAATGTCGCTGTGAAATGTATCCAGGGAATGAAGAACATACTGGAGGTATACCAAATGAAATATGGGCACATGAGGATGCCCAATGTCCATATTTTGAAAAAGAGTCTTAAAAAGGCTCTTTTTTTATATGTATTTGGGAAGAAAGGAATAAGATGAGAAAATTTTCAGATTTGATTATAAGCCCTGTAAATAATCTGCCTAAAAAATCCAATCATGTTTTAAAAAATAGGTTTAAAATTATAAAATCCAATGATGAAAGGATGCTTGCTTTTGGTTGGGCAAGTGTCTCTATGAGGGTAGATGGAGAAATAATTGAAGATTGGCAATAAGATATTGTGGAACCAGAAGAATTGGAAAATGCTGCCTATAATTTTGTGGAGCTGTACCGCGAAGGCGGTGAGATGCACGAAAGAGGCGGTGCTGCTATTTTAATTGAAAGCGTTGTATTTACAGAAGAAAAAATGAAGGCAATGGGTATTCCAATAGGTACACTTCCAATTGGCTGGTGGATTGGTTTTAAGGTTTTAGATAAAGGTGTTTGGAATAAGGTAAAAGATGGGACATATTCCATGTTTTCTATTGAAGGTGAAGCAGAACGAGTAGAAACAGAAGGGGAAATTGGATAAAAAGTATAAATAATACATTGTGTGATAAATCAAGGACATCCAAAAAAGGGTGTTCTTTTGTTTTATAAGTTTATAGAAAGGGGAAAAGAAAGTGGCAACAAAGCTTAAAAATCTAAAAGTTAAAAAAGAAGATTTTGTGGATGAGGGTGCTAATCCAGACGCACATATTAAATTGTTTAAAAGGAAAGAGAAAGAAGGACAGTTAAAAGAAGAAGGGAAGGGGGCTGGTGTCTGGAAACGTTTACTTGCTTTTATAGGAAAGGAAGCAGGAATAGATCAAGGTGAAATTGATAGTGCAATGGAAGTAATTCAGAAAGGAGATTCTATAAGCTTCAACGAGAAAATTAATGAAGTCAATAATCGGAAGGTAGCGGATGAAATTTGGGATATATGTTATGCCCTACAATCTTCCCTTTGTTCGATTTTATATGATGAAGAGTTAGATAGTACAAAATCCTTAACAGCAATGCAAGAAAGTCTTAATGAGTTTTGTATAGTAGTACAAGAGTGTATGGCAAAGTGGTCTGATGGGAAACAATCAAATATTATAAGAAAGAAGGAAGAAGAATCAGAAATCGTAGAAAAAAACAATAAGAATTTGAGAGGAGAAGAAGAGATGAAGATTGACAAGAGTAAATTAACAGATGCAGAAAGAGCTTTCTTAGAAAGTATTGAAAAGCGTTGTGGAAGTATTCATGCAGGTGAAGTAGCAGAGGAGTTTAATGCAACATCAGTGGCGGCTCAAACACAACAGCAGAGTACCAATGTAGGTAGTACAGATTTATTATCAAAGGCTCTTACTGATTTAGGGATACCTGTTAAAACAACTGGAATAGAGCAAGAAGAGGATATTTATAAAGGATTGAATCCTATAGTAAGGAAAGAGTTGGAAGCACTTAAGAAATTCCGTGAAGAAGCGGAAGAAAAAGAACTAAAAGCTGTCGCTAAAAAATATGAAATCATAGGTAAAAAGGAAGAAGAATTATTGCCTATCCTGAAAAATTTAAGGGCAGCAGGGGGAACAGCATATAATGATATGATAGCAGTTTTGGATCAGGCAGTAGATACCGTGGAAAAGTCTGGTGTTTTTTCTGAAATTGGTAAATCAGGAGAAGGTGTGTTAGAGAAAGGCGCATGGAATGAAGCAGAAACAAAGGCAGCAGAACTTATGAAATCTAAAATAGGATTAACAAAAGCACAGGCAATGGATGAAGTTTTCCAAGCTGATCCAGAGCTTGCTGCAAGATGTGAAAAGGAGGATTAAGGTATGGGCGCAAATACATATTTTGGCACTAGTATTAATGAAAGTCCAACTATTGTATTACCAGCAGGTGAAGAAATACAGGATGCACGCGGTATTGCCTTAGTAATTAAGGAAGGTGCGGTTGTAAAACCAGAGGCAGGAGCTAATGTAATTGGGATTTCTGTTATAGAGACAGAGGATATGGTGGTACAGGGTGAGGATGTAACTGTTCAGATTAAGGATATTGGCAAATGGGTAGCAGGCGAGGAAATTGTAATTGGTACAGAACTGGCAACTGATGCAGAAGGAAAAGCTGTGGCAGCAAGTGATGGAGATTTTATTGTTGCAGTTGCATTAAGTAATGCTACAGAAGCAGGTAGCTGGGTTAAAGCCCAGATTATAAAAGGTGGTTATAAAACTGCTGCCCAAGTGGTAAATAAAACAGAAGGAGGAAATTAAACATGGTTGGAACAGGAAGAGAGATCAATAGTGCTGCTGAATTACAGGCACGGATTGCAAAGGGGTGGAGGCCAAGCCGTTATCTAACAACTATGAGTATGGCTTTTTTTGGGAATGTAAGTGATTATGTGGCAACCAGTATTTTTCCAATATGTCCAGTAGATTTTTCTACAGGGTATTATTATATTTACAACAAAGGCGATCTTGCAAGGGACAATGTACAAAGAAAACCAAAGTTTGGTAAGGTAGTTCCTGCCCAGATGGGACATACAGATGATACTTATAAGTGTGAAGTAGACCAGATTATTGTAGGGATCGATCAAATTGGCGCAATCAATTACCAAAGGGCAAGTGTACCAGCATCTATTGATCCAAAAAGGGCGAAGAACCGTTTTGTAGTAGATCAACAATTACTACATTTGGATATTCTTTTTGCCAAGAAATTTTTTAAATCTGGTGTTTGGGAAAATGAGTTTGAAGGGATTGCTTCTGGTGGAAGTATTAGTGGCACGCAATTTATTAAGTTTACGGATGCAAATTCTGATCCCATTAG